ATGAAATTTAAAAAATGTCTTCTGCCTGTGGCAATGTTAGCGTCATTTACTCTGGCAGGATGCCAGTCAAATGCTGATGATCATGCCGCCGATGTTTATCAAACCGATCAACTGAATACCAAACAAGAAACTAAAACCGTTAATATTATTTCCATTCTTCCCGCAAAAGTTGCCGTAGACAACTCCCGAAATAAACGGAACGCACAAGCCTTCGGCGCGCTTATTGGTGCAGGCGCTGGCGGTGTAATCGGCCACAACGTGGGGTCTGGCAGCAATTCCGGAACGACGGCAGGTGCAGTTGGCGGCGGAGCTGTAGGCGCGGCAGCAGGTTCTATGGTGAATGATAAAACCTTAGTGGAAGGTGTTTCTCTAACGTATAAGGAAGGCACCAAAGTGTATACCTCCACCCAGGTGGGTAAAGAGTGCCAGTTTACGACAGGTTTAGCCGTTGTTATTACCACGACGTATAACGAAACGCGTATTCAGCCAAATACCAAATGTCCTGAAAAGAGCTAATGATCAGGAGGAGTCATGAAGAAAGTTTTTCTTTGCGCCATCTTAGCCTCCTTAAGCTATCCGGCTATCGCCTCATCATTGCAGGATCAACTCTCTGCTGTCGCAGAAGCGGAACAGCAAGGTAAAAATGAAGAGCAAAGGCAGCATGACGAATGGGTCGCGGAGCGCAACAGGGAAATCCAGCAAGAGAAGCAACGTCGCGCAAACGCCCAGGCCGCGGCTAATAAAAGAGCGGCAACGGCAGCGGCGAATAAGAAAGCTCGTCAGGATAAACTGGACGCCGAAGCCACTGCGGACAAAAAACGCGATCAAAGTTATGAAGATGAGCTACGCAGCTTAGAGATTCAGAAACAAAAACTGGCGCTGGCGAAAGAAGAAGCCCGCGTTAAGCGAGAAAACGAATTTATCGATCAGGAACTGAAGCACAAAGCTGCGCAAACCGATGTGGTGCAATCTGAAGCTGACGCAAACAGGAATATGACTGAAGGCGGTCGCGATCTGATGAAAAGCGTGGGCAAAGCAGAAGAGAACAAATCGGACAGCTGGTTTAACTAAGCGATGTCAGTAACTTCAAGCCTATGATTCGTGAGTATAAAAAACCCTCTGTAGTAACAGAGGGTTTTGTTCATTCATAGTGCAGGGATCAAATCATTCCCACTCAATTATTTACGGATACCATAACCAATTGAGTGATAACATTTTTCCAAAACTAAATTTTCCTCGTACCGTTTTATATACCGTCACAGGAAATCAGTACCATGAAAAATGCCATGCTATCTGGTCAGGGTGTCATACTGTTTTTCGCAGACTCTTCCGGCTTCGGCTGCCCGGTCAGCATACTCTGCCAGTTGTCTGTTTCTCTCGAGAGATTTGCTGAGCACGTCGGCAAGCAAAACTCCGGTGTCTGCGGCTGACGTCCCAGCGCCGACAATGGCGTTATACTGCCTGAGCTGCTCACGGATGGCAAAGAGTTGTTGCTGCAACCGGCCAGCGCGAGCGGCAGCATCAAGAGCATCATTGCGCGCCTGGTCGATCCTCTGCTGAGCTTCACGTTCATTGGTCACTTTCTCCTGTTCGTAGTACTGACGAACTTTGTCTTCTTCGTCTTTGCGGTCTTCTTCCGCCTGCGCATACCCGGCATCGTACTGGCGGCTGCCGTGTATATTCCAAGCAACCACTCCGACGATGAACAGAGCAGCAAGCATCAACACGATAAGCATCTGTTTCCAGTATGCTTTTACGAATACCCAGATCATACAGCCAGCACCTTACTGGCAGTGACGTACCGCGCGCGCCGGTCGTCGATGCCATTCCTGCCACCATTGATAATCAGAGTTACACGTGCAATATCGCCGGTATACTTCATGCAACCTTTGCTGGAGAAGAACCACGCCGCGCTACGAGCCGCGTATTCGTCCTGCGCCAACAGTTCAGGATTCTCCAGCAGGTCAACTTTCAGACCGTTTCCACAGTCACGATAGTTATTCAAACCGGTAATCTGGATAAGCCCGCGCCCACGGTAATTCCAGCCATCACCAGGGGCATTGTTCCCCATGCGTTTGCTGTACACCAGATTTGCGATCGCGCGCTGGCGCTCGAGTGGCAATGGTGGTTCACCAGCACGGCGACCAAGTGCATTAGCCTGCCCCTGAGTGAGACGCCCAGCCTGAACGAAGTTAGCCAATCCGGTTACGCTGTAGTTGAAATTTTCCTGCAACCGGGTGAAGCCTCCAGACTCATGCCCGACCTGAGCAATAAACATTGCCTGATCTTCTGGTTTGCTGATACCAAACTCTTTCATCGCAGAAGTTATATGCGAGAACCAGCGAGCGGCCAGCGCCTCGCTAATACCAGCAGCTCGCTGGAATTGTTTAATCTCCATATTTAGACCTCGTTATTTTGAAAATCTGAACGACGTTACCGCGAGTTTTAAGAACCGCAGCAAGCATGACAGCGTTGATAATGACCTCAGATAAATCCACAGCCATTGGCGTGCGTAACCAGATTGCATAAACGACACGAACTGGAATACTCGCAGCAGCAACAATCAGGAAATAAGCAATCCACCCACCCCATCTTCGATGTTGAGATCCGTTACGCTGGAAAGTGACAACGCGAATTGCTATGCCAGTACAAATAACCGCATTGGTGATAAGTAAAAAAAGCTCATGCGTTACCATCGTCTTTTCTCCCCGGCATTAATTCGCGTGGATTATCGGAACGGTGATAGAGCCAGATACCAATACGCACAGCGACAATTGCTGACACGAATGCGCCAGCAGAGAAAACAATCCCTTTCTCAAAAGAGTCCTGTGTGATGGTAGGGATCAGGCTGGCTATGCCAATAAGAATTGATGCTGCTGGTTTGTAAAAGAGAAGGCCGCAAATAAAGCTGAGCACTGACAGAAGAACACGACGACGGATTGGATACTCGATAGCAGAGGTAACAAAAATCACAGCTCCGGCAAGTGAACCCAAAGCAACTTCAGGTGGAGTCCCACCAATAACCGCAGCAAGAGAACCAACAGTAAGATACTGATTTACATGATCATTAGTTATTTGAAATGACATATCAACCACCATTTAACATTCATCAAATCTCCAGTTTCTGGTAGAACACCATCAAAACCAAACCATATATGAATTATTATGTTATAAGTAAACAACAAAATCATCATTTGTGTTTTTTAGATTGCGATTTTTAGTCGCAATCTAAAAACAACTAATTAACTAATGAAGGGAATGTCGTATTAATTACAAGAACTGTTCCTGACGGATAGCTCTGAATTGTAACTTTACCGTTTGAAAGTATATTAATGAGGGCAACCGATGAATCAGTACCTGATGGAATATAAGAAATATCATTCTTTGGTCTAAACCCTTCTGGCAATACCATAATAACTGTGCCAACAGATGTATTTCCACCTGTTAAAACAGCAGATAAAGTAACAACGCCCTCGGCTGATTTCTGATATGTTCCACTTCTTGCCTCACCTACAGACCAACCATTTTGCAATATGCCACTCATATCATACTGATTACCTCGCCATGTACTCCATGTATTCTCACTAATCCTTCCAATCCTCATTAAGCAAACGCGAGCATTATCTGAAGAATAACCATAATTTTTTTGTACTACTATTCCGTCAACAAATCTATCAACCTGAATAACACCGTCAAGAGGCCAAGAAGCATCATCAGGGTTTGTTCTCCACCATGAAGTCCCCATGTGAAAAGTATTTGGCGGATATGAGCTATTGATGAATTGTATGGAAGAACCATTGTTAGAAAAAAGGTTGCTACTCCCATTTATAACAGCACACGGTCCATAAATATATTCAAATAATAATTTATGTATCTGTGCGCTAAATGTTGAGTTTGGGTGTATTCCCCTGCCATCGCCATAAGGGTCGTCAAGCCAGTTACCAGCAGATCCTCGCGAATCCTGCCACATACCGTAAGTATCAAAAAACATACACTTATATTGTTTTGCTTTGGCTCTAAGTACGGCTGTTAACTGTTCATACCATTTTTCATCACGTCCGTTTGGTGTGTCTGATGTTGAGTTTGGGGACATGATAATAATTGATTGCTGGGAAACTGATTTGTTATTTCGTAACTTGGAAAGGCCTCTATCTAATGCGTCTTTTACTTGATCCAATGTATAACCATAATATGGATCGTTAATTCCCCAGCGTAAAACAATCAAATCAGCAGCAGAAAAAACAGACCATTCCTGATCAATATACCAATTACCCCATTCGTATAGAGTTTTACCTGAATGACCTAACGATGTATTTTTTACATCAATAATTCCATACCTTTTTGCATAAAAATCAGCAATAGTTGCTGGTGGCCATAATTCAGAGTTAACACCAACAATCGTGGAGTCACCAGACCACAAAATATATGTTTTCTGTGATTTATCCACGCCATCTGCTTTTATCATCTTGCTAATAACATAATTAAGATATTGGTCACCAGTTACAAAACGGGAACGAGGGTCAGAATACGTTGTTAGTTGAACACCTTCTGTATTAAATACACGCCCCCTGCGTTGCTCAATTTCAACACCATATTCATTTAACAATGAAGATACAATTTCATCATCTTTCATCGTAATTACAGTTTGACCGGCTATAGATAAGTTTATGGCTTGCTGTATATTATTCCCTACAGCTCCAGTTCTTGTAATATCTGGACGCAAAGTACTATCACCACCTTCTATATACCCTTCAAGATAACTTAAAGTTACTGCATCCTGAGGGCTTTCTGGATCTTTAAGATTTCTAATCCTGTTATTTAAAGCGTCGTACCAGTTTGCAATACTTGATGGCTTGCAAAGTGCAAGACGAAACAAGCTACGACATTGTTGAATCAGCATCGTTAGCTTATCAAACGCATCCTCATGCACCTCTGCAAAGAATTTACCCTGATTACGCAGATCTGTTTCCTGAGTAACCGGGAGCTCTCGTGATATAGAGATCTGATAACCGTTGGCCAATGCCTTCGACAGTATTATATTACCGCCTCTATAGCCTCCCGCACCAGTGACTGCGTAATCAGTATCAAGAGCCAGCACAGTGATATTCTCGTCAAGGTCAATCACCTGCACCACCAGATCAGATTTCTGGAAAATCCTAAAGGTATAAGGGAACGTAGTTGTAACACCGTTACCTGTATATTCGTTGTGGTCAACTTCGGTTGAGACCGTCATGTTAAATCTCCAGATAGTCGCAGCACCCGTTGCGCCGCATATCCGGTTATTCTATTACCTTAAAAACCATATATGGATAGATAACCCATAAATACGAACAGATATTACCTTTCAGGTGATTCGCAAAACGTGCTGGATAGCAAACAAATTATTTGCTACTGTATATTTATACAGTTATTGCATGGAGAAGATAAGATGCAGCAGTATCACTATCCACTGGAAGAGGGATTTACCGAAAGGATTCACACGCCGGGAGGCGTCAGGTCACTGGTGGAGGGATCGCACTTGATGAAATTACTCCGGGATCTCGATAAGGATGGATTTAATGTCGATGGCCCACTTGCCGAACTGACTGCACTGATTAACTACGTCACCAGCTCACAGATGTCTATGCAGGATCTGCAAACACATCTCGACTATTGTGCCGAACAATTACGAAAACAAACCAGATAAGGTTTGTAATTACCAAGCGGAGTGCTTATATTTACCTTTGCGGTAAATTTACATCGCACTCCTCTTGTGCCATAGTAATCGGGCACTGGCAAAATCCAGTGCCGGGATTGGTCTCCCGGATTACTAAGTGGCGCATACCACGCCAGACGTGGTTTTTTTATGCGTATAGCACAGTCATGCCAGAATTATGGTGGGCTGAATGGGGGTCCGAAAGGACGCCGGTACCACTTAGGCCGGTAAGACCAACTCCGTTCAGTTCACCACCATCTGATTGGTCTCAGCGGTGGTGATGTAATTCGCTAAGTGGAGACGCCATAATGAACGCTCAACTCATCCCCGTATTCAACGGCACTATATCCAACGAAACCGCTCTTCTCGTTAATGCCCGTGATTTACACACTTTCCTCGATGTGGGTAAGCGATTTGCTTCGTGGATTGTCGAACGAATTGCTGAATATGGTTTCGTTGAAAATCAAGACTTTATGATTATTTCCCAAGTTCGGGAAAAAATAGGCAGAGGCCGTCCTGCAAAAGACTACCACCTCACCCTCGATACAGCCAAAGAGCTGGCGATGGTCGAGCGTAACGAAAAAGGTCGCCAGGTGCGACGCTACTTCATTGAATGCGAGAAACGTTTAAGACAACAAGAAACAAAAGTGGAGAAGGTCTTGTCAGGCTTCATGCCAGCCATTATGGAGGCGATCAAGCTGGAAGACAAAAAAGAATACAGTGCACCGCTGAAGCCCGGCTACCGCAGTCTGATTCATTCCCCATCTGGTGTTCTCGGCCTGACGGAGAACTCACTGCTGATGAATCTGCTGAACCAGTTACAGGAAGACGGGCACGATGTATCGGGCGCGGCGGCGGAGCTGACCACCATGTTCTGCTACATCGTCGGTGTGAGCAAATGCCTGCGTGATATCCAGACTCACGCGGAATACATCAACGACAAGGCAGGGTTCTTCTGACGGGCGGCGGCACAGGGATGTGCCTTTAAATAATTCTGTACAGATTGCAGGTGAATAGCGTACTATTACCTTACGGGTAAATCCCGTTTAATGAAGTTTCTATATTATGAGGTGATGTATGCCACAACAACTGCTGAATCCGGCAAAGGTAACTGAGGTTTTCGCTCATCTGAACGAAACTCCAGACAACCGCGCCCTGTATTCAGAGTTAGTGAACGGCAACGATGTCACATCTGATGTCAAAGGCGTTTCTCTGGCTCCTGGATACCGCGTTGTCCGTGTAGACGATCGTAAGAAAGGCGAGATTCCACAGGCGCACTTTGAACTGGCACTGATAAATGACCTCACCGAAGAGGTTGTGTATTACAATCGTGTCATTATCCAGCCTGACAGCTATCTTAACTGCCGACCTGTCACGCAGATATTGGTATGGAGAACCCAGAAGCCTAAGCATCGTGCTGTGCTTCATGATTTCGCCGGCATCATCTTCATGAACTACCTCTTGGAACGGTACGATATCATCGTGTCTGATCGCAACCAGACTCATGAAGGCATGTCGTTCTGGCAGGCTCGCATGTATGACGCACTGGAACTTGGCCTCCACCTCTATGGTTACGACATGATGACATGCGAACTGATAGAGATGAATAACGAGGAAGAGCTTGAGAAAGGTGAAACCTGGTTGTGGGGTGATGCGGAAAACTTCCAAAACAGATTGGCCATAATTTCAAAGCATAAGCTGCCAATAGAATAATTCGTTAAGCCCGCGACGCGGGCTTTTTTGTGTCTGCGGATTCCCGCCCGGGCGGCGGTGGCATTCGTTAAAAACAAGGCCGCGAAAGCGGCCTGTGACATGTCACGTTCCTTTTCTGAATGATAGCCGTTCGAAAAATGATGACATTCCACCGCAGACAATAGCAAAGATGATCCCACCAAAGAAGAGAAGGCCAGCCTGCCACCACTCCCACCGCCATACATCCACAGCGCCAACCATACCAACAATCGCTCCAACAAATGGAATATAGCTCACGATGAAAGCAATGGGGGCTGCAATTATCCAGTGCAATCCCCACCATGATTCAAGCCCAGCCATAATTGCTGCCAACTGAAAAAGGCCAACGACGATATAAACAATGAATCCTATCGCTTGCATGTAGTCACCTATTTACCCAGTAAAAATCAGAGGCCTCCCCTCAATAAGGCTTGCAACAAGAACTATTCCCTGCACAACAAAGATGAACCAGCAAATAGCTTGAGTCTGAGGGTTAAGAAAATATTTGTAGCGGTCAATAAATAACAACCCACCAGAAATTATCACACTCAAAATAATTAAAAACACAACACTTCCTTATTGCGGAGTGACATCCTGAGGTCGCCACCAGTATGTCTGATTAAACTCTTTCTTCGAACGTTGCTCCATTTTACGCAAATAGCCTGGTGAAAAATACTCCTGCATCTGGTTAAAGATCATATGATCGAGAGCCGCCTTTAAGTACCAGAGATTCGCACCTGGCATCAAACCTTTCCCCAGCTTCACCAGATCACCACCAGTCTGCTCACTCTTCCCTTCCACAGCATTTAACGGTATGCCCTGAGCAATCTTCACTACGTCATCAACCAGACCAGCTACCGGGCCAAGCATCGACGCCAGCGCGCCGCTTCCGTACCTAGTGTGATCTGACAATAAAAAGTCACCGTAAAGGCCAAGGCCACCACCTTTCAGTAGAGCACCAAGCCAGAATTTTGCGGCACCTTCTCCTGTCATCTCTCGAGAATTACGACCAGACGCAAGGTCGTTAAGTTGCTGCGACAAAGCGCCAAGAATGGTCGTACTGGCAATAAACGTCGCAATATATGCCGCACGCCCACCAGCAGACGGCATACCCATAGCGCGTGACCAGTGACGCATAACAACCGAGATAGGGAACGATTTAAACAGGAAAACACTTCTCGTTAATTCACCTTTCCATGTTCCACGCTGAAGACCAGACCCTACGAACATCTGTTCACGTGCGCCAGGTGTAATAACAGCCATATCAACTTCTTCAGTTACGGCACCGAGCAGTTTACGCATTGCCTCAAATTTCACACGTTCAGGCTCACCAAGATGTTTAACTGCTGAATCAGGGATACGCATAATGCTTTCCGGTGTCAGCATCGTATTATTGCCGTTCCCCCAGTCCTCCTGTTGCGCCAGCTTCCATACGCTCCAGTCTGTTTCAGTAATCCCTTTGCTTTTCAGGATACGAAAATCAGAGCCATCGAGGCTACGAAGGTCTGGTGTCCGTGACACTACTTCTCCCAGGCTTCCCATCATTGTTACGCCATAGGCGCGCTTGTGCGCATCTGACCATGCTGTAAGTCCACTGGCACGCATTACCGCCGTTGCCGCCCAACGAGACACAGACGGCCCCATATTATCCATCGCCCAGCGGTTAACGCTGCCAAGTAGAGATTCCATCGCCAGACCAGCGCGGCGCGCCCGCGCAAGCTCAGTACGGTTCGTTGGGTCCATAGCTTCAAGCTGGTTGCGGAATAACTGGTTCATTGGAAGGTTGGTCACCTTCGCAGACAGATACATGGTTCCAAGATCAGAGAACGATGATAGCAACGCGGATCCGAGTCTGCTGGCAACCAGCCAGTTGCGGATATTGTCAGACCATCGCGCGATGTGCGGATTCGCTACAGGCTGTGTCTTTCCGGAAATAAAGTTGTACAGATTCTCTGTGTTGTTCGCCAGCCGCTCGACTTTACCGGTTTTACTCGGGTTAGCTGTTGCCGTTTCTGCCTTCACCTGATCAAGAAGAGAGCGGAAAACATGATCGGGGTTTGGGCCATATGTTTCCACCAGTGCAATATCTTTACTGATACCTTCCAGGTGACCGACCATGATTTCCCATAGAGAGCGATCGCCATAAAGTTGCTGATATTGCAGATAGGAATCTGCATCTTTGAAATGTATCTGTCGTGATGCATTACCACGGTTAGCACGTGCGCTGGAAATTCGCATTCCGGTATCAGTAAGCTTATTCAGCCCACCAGTAGCGATCGTGTTATAAGCCTCTCCAAGAAATGCAGACAACTCGGCATCATTCATCAGTTGTCCATCGGCTCGGATATAATATTTGCGATCCAGCTTACCTATAACATCGCTAACCCACTTATCCTTTGATACCGCCCCAACCTTTTCCATAGAATGATGTTGAGGGATCCCCCAGTTTTCGAGATAGCCAATGTCCCCACCAGCATCATTAAACCGGCGGCGCAGTAGATCTGTCACTTCTCTCCACGCCTTAGCACCTTTTCTTGCTTTAGCATTGCCAGTATTTTGCCCTCGCATTTCATATACTAGGTCACGCACGCCAGCTTCATCTTCAAACAGGCCAAAAAAGCGAGGATCAACTGCTTCAAATGCCTCTTGCAATTGACTCAATGCATAATCACGAGTGGCTTTTGTTCTGGACTCAACAGAGAGGAAATTCGATTTACCGTCTGCATTAAAAGCAATAGTACGGTTAAGAGCGCCGAGTTTCCCATCAGCCCCTTGATAGCTATTGATAAATTTATCCAATCTCTGACGTGCGGCTATAGTGAGGGCCACACGACGTTTCTTTAATGCCGCTTCTCGCTGTAATTCTTCAGATGCCAATTGTGCTGCACGATATAGCCGCTCTGATTCGGAAAGTTGTCTCCACGACATCGGGTCATCACGAGCAATGGAGCGCATATTTCGATAAATGCGGTCTTCAATGTTCTGTATTTCTCGCGCCGTTAACGTGCGCTGCGCCGCCTGCTGGACCGCTTGTATACATTCCTGTCTCATTTAATTTAACCTCTCAAGAAACACGCCACAGCGACATCAAACAGGCTGGAATCCTGTATTGCCTGTTCACTTTCCCTGTTCGCTTCATCCAGCACTTCACGCGCGCTGCGCGATTGTGGATTACCATCATCATCCAGCACGGTTATTATCATGTCCGGTGATTCAAGCAGCGAATCTTCAGCTATGCGCAGATCAATATCTCCTGCCGGATCTGCCATCATCTTTTGTTCTGCCTGTTGCAATATCTTACCGGGCTCAAAAGGAGCTACTTCGTCTGGCGTACTGACCTCTGCTGTTTTATAGAATGAAACAGCCTGAGCATTAAGTTCACTTTCAGCCTGCTGTCGCCGTGCCAGTTCTGCTCGAGCTTCAAAAAACTGACCGCCAGGCTCATGCGGTGCCAACGCGTTACGGGAAAATTCCAGGCGTTCTTGTGCCTGCCGGATTCGTTGGTCAATATCGCGAAGTCTGACCTGTTTATCTGATCGAGCACGAGACAAAGCTTTACCGCTACCGGTTGGCTCTTCTGCAAGAATTTGTGCGCGCTGTTCAGTGAGATTTTCAATAATTCGTTGGCTATTAGCGATTTCAGACTGGTAAACCTGTCTATCTCCACGCGGCAAAAGCTGCGCGGCCTGTTCTTCAAGCAACCGATTTTCTATAGCGCGCGCCGTTACTCCATCATCTACAGATGACAGAGCCTCATTAACTGCCTGAGACAGCAGACTCTTGCGCCCAGGAATTTCACTGAAAGATGCAGACTCAACAATGCTGGCAACGTCTACAGGTCTCCCCTGGCTAACATCAGACATAGCTTTTCGCAGAGCCTGAATGTGAGAATTGCGCGAAAGCACGTTGATCGGCACGCCGGGCGCAATATCAATTTCAGCATGATGAGCGGCATTCGCCGCCAGTGCAGCATCGATATCAACTGGTGAAAAATTTGGTGCGTTTGTAGACTCGCCGCGAGAGTTAATAAATCTGCCGACACCACCAAACGCCACCCCAAGAACAGCATCAATAGCAATTGCCTGTCGATCCAACACATCATACTGGTTAGCCATTTCGCTATAGCCACCATCACGAAGCGTTTTTGCAGTAAGCCCACGCTGTGCCATACCGAACGCAATATTTGTACCTGCGGCATAGGCAATATCTGGCGTTGCACGTACTGCGGTTGCTGCGGCGCGTCGCACTGAACTCTCACCCGTCCGCGCAAGCTGAGCCGCCACACCTTCCGCCAGCGCACCACCAGCACGTAACCCGAGGCTCATAGGGATCAGTGTTCCGGCACCAGCAGTAATGCCCTGCACTAATCCCGCTTCCTGCGCCGTCCTGAAATCAACACCCTGTGCTGTCAGCCGTTCAAACTCAGAAAAACCCTGTAGCGAAGTTACCGCCGCTGCACCTCCGACAGGACCACCGAGCGTTGTACCGACAACAGCCTGCCCGCCCATATCGAACAACCCATAAAGAACCTGCCCGGCGGTTCCGGTTGTCGCGGCATCAGGCGTCAGCCGCTTAACCTGCTGCTCTGCTAGTTTTCTCTGCTCAGCAATGTATGAAACTGAAGTGTCATTGAGCGAGGTGTTTTCGTTAACAAACTGAGCAATCGGGGATACGATTTTATCCATCCCTGCCCATAGCAACTGATCTGGCTTTGCCACCAGCCCGGAGTACAAACCAGACAATGCCGCTCCTACAGCATTGTCGAAAAAACCAACATCGCTGTTAAAGCCAGCTGGATTTGATGCTGCTTCGTCAAGCTGCTGATTCTGGTTTACTGGATTAAGGCCAAAGTAACTCATTGCGGAATATCTCCGGAGAATCTCTGACGCTTCTGTGTCAGATTAAGAACAACGGGAGAACCATCATCTTTCAGCAGATAACCAGTACCAAGTTTCACCAGGTACTGACTATCGCCGTAACTTTGCAAACCATACTGACCAGGCGGTGTTTTTATCCCTGTGCCAACAACTTGTTCATTCCAAGCCTGATTAACCTGCTTATCGAATTGCTCTGCAGACATTCCCCACGGCAAAAGAACACTCCCCATTCCGTTATAGTCATGCACGCCACCTGTAGCTACGTTAACAGCCTGTTTCCAGATATCATTGTCAATTTCGCCTGATACCACGCCTTTTTTCGCCATCACACCAGCGTAATAGTCCTTTGCGATCTCGTATGCCATTGATGCCCCCTGAGCATCACCAGCAAATGCATCCTTCACCATGTCAGAAAACTCAAGGCGAAGATCAGCATCTTTAGGCATCGGAATACCTTTCGCGTCATCAGTACCTTTACGAGCCGCCGCGCCAGCAAGAATTGTCTGCGCAGCGGTTTCAGGAGACACGGAAACATCCGGATTAAACCAGTTTTTTTCTGCCAAAATACCACCTGGCTTATCCATCAGTATCCCGGCAACGGCAGCAGATGGAGCGTTAGCACTGATCTGCTGTAGTGCTGACATATACACCTGCCCACCACCAGTGCTCTGCCTGATGGTATCGAGATATGCTGCCTGTTGGGAAACGGGCGCATCACGAAAGAAAACACCGATCTGATTGGCCTCGTCTTTGGAAAAGAACGTCAGTGGAGTGCCATATGACTTAGCAAGGTCACTGACCTGAGCAGCACGCAAGGCAACGCTCTGTCCAAAGTTATCCTTATTGCTCATGTCGATAGGCTTTGCCTGTCCGGCGGCAAGAGAGAACTGTACAGGATCAGCCTGTCGCTGCTTTATCACCTGACTTGCAGCCGACACAACGTTGTCATAAAGAGCGGCTCGTTCCGCATAACCCTCCCCTGTCTCACCAGTATCCGGGCGTAATTGCTCAACATATGCTGTAATGCTGCTTGTCGGCATGTTGCGGAAAGAGCCTATATACTGTCCGGCGATCTGCGTATTCTTAAACTCGGTATATCGCAGGTTTCCTTCTCTGACTCCATAAGCTGCAATAAAATCATCCTCACCAGGTGGGTTAGGAAATTCAACGCCACGCATATACGCAGCCGTCGCATCGCGAACCCGGCTATCGAGCATCGTTTTATATTCAGCCTGCTGTTGTCTGGCTAGTGCATCAGTCTGTCGCAACACGCTGGCCTGATCTGATTCACTTAAAGCATCGAACCAGGCTACACCGGTATAACGTTTATTTTTTGTCGGTAGCTGAGAAAGCCCCAGCGCAGCACTAACACCTGCAGTTAACTGCTGATCACTGTATGGCTGGCTACCGTTTTCATGATGGATAATGGCTGCACAAAGCGCCTTCAGGGTATCAGGATTTGATGCATCGAGAGGCTCATCAGCAGAAACGCCAAGTTGTTCGCACACTGCTTTGATATACGACATAGTGTCATTTTTATCAGTAGGCGGTGCCCAGCGATTAATTATCTCGCTGACGGTATCAATACCCTGCCGCTGATACGACATCAGGTTCCGCCCTAATGCACGAATACCGTGTTCAGGGGTTTCGAATTTGGCAAAGCGACCATCATCACCAGTCTGCCCAACCCACGGATTAGTTTTGCTGTATTCAAGATTGCCGGGGTTATTGTTGCGTATACCGCGGGTACGATCGGAAGAGCCACTATCTGCTACAGCACGGCGAGATCCAGCAGCAGTATCGCTTAACTCGCCGTTTTGCTGTCTTACCTGAAGATAGTTTGCTCCAATAGCATTTTGAGCAGTTGCTTTTGCTGTTGCTTCTTTAAACTCGATTTTCTTGGCCTGGATTTGCTCGTCACTCCAGCCATGTGCAATGCCGTAATCCTCAATTTGCTGGAAAGTTTGCTTATTAGCCAATACGTATGCGGCGTTGTCGCCATACAATGCTGCGGCATTTTTACCATTGTTCAGCAGCGTAGCCTGAAACTGGCCTTCTTCGTAGGCATTTATTTGCCCTATCTCGTGCCGCCCGGCCTGCGTAGTGAACTGAATGCGCTGCTGCTGCGCCTGCTGCATGAAAGCATTACGAGCCTGTTCATCCGGCAGCAACATAGCCAGTTGCTCGACCTGGGCATCAAACTGCTGCGTATACTCCTGACCTTTTCCAATAGCATTTTTCCCTTTCAGGTTAAGCAATCCTGTTTCAGGATTATTCAGCAGATCACTGCCTGTCTGACTGAGTTTAAGGGATGCCTCCTGAATCAAGGCAATATTGGCGCGCTGTTTTGCCTGACCCAGAACATCAATTGCCTCTGTCCCTGCCCGAACAAAAGCATCACCAATACCTGGCTGAGAAAACGTCTGCAAGCCTGCTGACTGAACTCCACGGCTCTCAACCTGACGTCCGGATACTGTTGGTACGACTGGCATTATAATCCTCCGGGTAATCTGGTTCCTGCTGCTGCCCTGATTGGCGCGGGGGTGCTTTGAGTAAACGGACTCCACGTCCCACCAAACATCTGGTACGCACCGTATGCCTTCAGAGGCGCAGTGAGCAATGTTGTTGCTGCTCCCACATTCCCCTGTTTACGGGCTGAACTGGCTTCTGCTTTATAGTTGGCAGCCTGAACCTGATAACCGTAAGCCTCGCGTTGCGCGTTATTCACCGTCGTCAGCGAATCAAGAGCGCCAAACTGGGCAGTGTCGCCAAATATATCCAGCGCGTTACCGGTAGATAAATCGGCGCCGGTCGCCCCCATTGTCGCCGCTTGTGTACCAAGCCGCTGTCGGGTCTCTCTGCGCCGTTGCTCAGCTTCAGCGTTACCTCTGTTTATTGCATCATTTGCCTGAGCAGTGGCTATATCTGCGTTCGCTTCTGCAACCTTCGAGGCATACTTTCCCTGTTGGTACTGGGTGTATGCCTGAATGCCACTCATGGCGAGCATTGCGCCACCAGCAATAACCGGATCGCACATTATTTTCTCTCCATGTGAAATCTGTGGAAATTAAGACCAAGAGCACCATAAGGCGCGGCTTCTTCAAGCCTGAATCCAAGCCAGTGCAGCCATGCTTTGGCAACATGGTTTCGCTCGTCGACGTAGTTTTCCAGGCGCGGATAAACTGCCAGCATCTGCTGCAATACAGGGCGGCAGTGGCGCAGAAATGTCTTCTGATATTTTTCAATACGGCTGGTCCCGACCAGCCATGGCGTACCATTGCCACCGATCATTGACGCCGGAGATACGCCAAACATGGTTACCAGTTCTCCGTTCGCAAATCCTGACCAGGCCATAGTCGCAGTACGCAGACCAACACGCAGCGCATCTTCGGTAGTCATCAGTGATACCGCATACAGTTCGTCAATATCAGCCTGACGAACATCCGGCAAAATCATCTGAAGATGCTCTTCGGTTGCGGGAATAATTTGAACATCGATCATCAGAATCCCCCAACAGTAAGGCGAGGAATAACGGCAAGAACAGACAGCGGCAACGGATCAAGCTGACGGATTTTTACACGTCCGTTTTTGCCCCAGTTACTGTCCAGTTTCACTTCTACTTTTCCGGTAGCATCATCAACAGGATCATCGTAGAACTCGAATTCACGCTGTGGATATTCGTACCATTTACCGCCAGGCGTAGTCGCCCAGATGCCGCGACTGGCATTCACAACCAGAGTAACGGAGGGGATCACCTGTTTTTTGTCCAGCAGCGTTTCCTGTCCGTTAATGTTGATATCCAGTGTTTCGAATTCAGCAGTTATTGGCAGGCCGATGTGCACTACAGCCCCCGGAGATTCCAGTGTGACGGCACCTCCGGAAACAACTTTCTGTGGCTCAACATTCGCATCAGAAAGAATGTTTACGGTCTGGCCTTCAAGATGAGACAAGCCGCCAAATGTCCGGCGCGCCATCTGCCAGTTCGTGGTGGCCGTATTCCTGAGGGATGGCGGGACGTTCCTGTTAGCACGAACCACTACAGCAGTATTGCTGGTTACAGAAATAATGTCGCAACGTAATTCTTTTGACACTTCATCGCCAATACCAGGATCGGTTCCGGTATAAGGGAACTGTAGTTGCGCGCCGACATCACTACTGGTGAAGTACGCGCCACCAGAAACACTGATTGTATATTCCGCACGGTAATCCCATTCACCAGAACCACCAGTGATGGTCATCGTTCTGTCAGACGTATTTCTTCCATCATAGCTAAGGCCAGAATCAACAAAGAAAGCATCTTCATCGCTGGTAAATAAACGGCTGGACAGTCTCTCGATGTATCTCACTGTTTGCCCGTTAACGGTTCTGTTAACGACGAAATACACCGCATCTTCATTGCCTTCGCTGATACTGCATGTGCTTTCATATTTTCCGGTACTGGATTGTGGTGCCCATGCAAAAACCTGCTGATCACGCAAATAGGTCATCACCAGTAATTTACCGTCATCACGAATGCAGAAGGCACTGGAGTAAGGGACAATCGAGAAGCACCAGTCAACAATGCTGTGCTTCTGAAAAAGATGATTGGCAAGGATGGTCAGGTCGTTCCCCTGATAGCCGTCAACATCGAATGAGTAGGCCAGATCACGGACAACGCTGCCTTTCTCCTGGACGAACAGAGCAATATTCGCCACGGCAATTGGCGGGACGTTGCTTGAGCCATTTGATCCCTGAGAGCTGAATGCAAATGATGATGGGGTTAACACTTTGTTCTGGTCGCCGGTGATGACGTACTCACCTCCGGAAGTCAGCGCCACCAGCGAACCAACATCAATCAGGTGACGGATCTCATTAACCTGACGCCCGGCATAGGTGTAGATAATTCTGTCGTCATCCTGCGTAGGATTGCTTTTGCCAAAATCCTTATAATCCCCGGTACGGCTGGCCCAGATAGTCTGAGGGAACGCAGTCGATGCGGCGAAGTAAAGACGTTGTTGATAATAAACAACAGTGCCAGGATAACCATTAACACTGTTCCAGGCATATTTAGCCCATTTATAGCTGGCATTATCCTCGCCAACGACCTGCGAAGGGATATAGGAAATCACCTCAGCAGTTGCAGTAGTGCCATTTGCAGCAGTGATACGGGCAATGCCAAAACCACTGTGCAGATATTCCCACTCAATGCCAGTATCATCATCACCGGATCCGCCCCAGCCATCCCATGATGTGCCTTCTGTATGCGAAGGGCGCAAAGTACCTGTTTTGCCTGCTGTAACGGCGCGATAGTAGTTACTGTCTGCACGGCGAATATCGCCAATCGACGTACTCTTACTGGTTTCCCATACCGGTACTGAATCCACTGCTGGCTGTTCCAGATAGAACAATTTGCCTACCTGCTCCGCGCCAAAAATAGAGGCGCTTGCCGTTAACGTAATTGTCCCGGTGCTGGAGCTGGCATAAACCGTCACTGACTCGTCAATATTGATATCTTCAAATGGCCCGTTCTTCGTTACCACATCAACCAGTTGCCAGTTGTCATGCGCATAACGTCGCAACTCTTTCGGCGGGTATGCCGGATGAACCAGCGTAAGCACGTCTGCGCTTTGCGTGAATTTAATTCGGAACAGATCGGCTTCAGTATATGGCGTGGCAATTTCATAAATAACATTGCTGCTGTTCAGCACCAACGCACCATCTTTGATAACGCGCATGTACTGGTGTCCGAACTCCAGAGCATAAGTCTGAACCGTCGAGAACTGGAACGGTATCAGGCGGCATTTCCGATTTGGGTATTTGGCGGCACCGACAAAACGCGTACCAGGTCGATTCTCAACGCCGCCATACTGCCGCACGATAAAGTTATCGCACTTGCGCAATGCTACCTGGTACTTCGCCATGTCGATACGCCCGTACAACGACGGTCCAATCTCACCACCGGCAAAGCTGGGCTGGATCCAACTGATAGCCATCAGGACAACCTCGCAATGGTAAACTCGTCAACCGGTGGCTGTGGTTCCTGTGATTCATTCTGGCTATGCGAACCAGCACTAAGAATCACGCGATTGTACATATTGAGAGCAAATGTACCGAGATCCGCATTCCCAGTCAGCGCCATGTTAATGGCTGCCGCAAGACGCCAGGCCAGCGCCTCCATAAAAATGGCATCAAACATGTTCACATCTGAAACGCGAGAGACATACTTGAGCCATGCCTGCGGCTGGTCTGTATAGATCAATTTTCCTGTTCCGTTGGTGTCTGCACCAACTTCGTACTGAACGCGCATTGCTGCTGTTGGATTGCGTACACCAGGAAGCATAATTTCAGTAATGCGCAGACAATCGGACGGGTACTGGTACGCATATTCCCAGTCAGGCGGTGGATTGCTCGTATCTGCAAGCGCCACGCGTTTGGTAGCAAAGTTCCAGTCAAAATCAGAAAGCACAGCATCACGGCAGGCCTCAAAGTGCAGCGAACATTCCCCCGCTTCCTTGCTGGCTTCCGTCAGGCTGTTAATGCTGCGGCTATTGCCAATATTGGACAGCGCACGATTACAGATCTCTACTACAGAGGCCATCACTCACCTCCGTTACCGTACAGAGTTTCAGCCGCTGATTTTTCTACATCCCCGGAAACAGGAGCGATCGCCATATCAGTGATCTGCAGATCGGCGCTGCGATTAACACCATCGTCAGTTTCTCTGGCAGACAGGCCTCGAATAACAGCCTTTGCAGTTATCATCACTTCTGTTCCGACGCCCTGAGGTTGTGCCTTCAGCTTATTCAATGTGTCATTATTAAGAGTGATGCACAGCCCCCACGGGTATTCATCGCGAGTTCTGGTTTCTCCGCTCTCATCCTGGTAGCTGTCAGTGCCGGTTTTGAGGTTTACGAGTTCCATATACACTCCTGCAATAAAGGGGCCGAAGCCCCTTGTCTGATTCGCGAGGCTTACACGCCCAGTTCTTTACGCTTATCTGCGATCTTCTCGCGGAGCGTTTCGGCTTTGGCGTTATGGTGTGGCTTCTCGTTAAAGAGCAATTCGTACTCTTCACGGAGCTTATCCAGTTCACCATCATCTGACACATCGTTGATGATTTTGGTGCTGGTTGCTGCCATAGTCACCTTTCCTGCTACCTTTGCTTTTGCCTGTCTGGCTGCATCGTTAACAGGTTCCAGTGCGCTACCAGGCTCACCTTCGTATTCGATTTCTGCTCCCTCCGGCCACAGTGTGTTATGGATATGAGAGAGGCGCAGAACGCGGTATCTTGGTTTATCACCAGACATCGATATCACCTTAACCAGTTATTTTTGAGCGGATCGGGTACGGTGTATTGGCATCAACATCCAGACTGATACCCGCAGTGAATTTGCCGGCCGTTAGTGGGCCAGTTGCGACGGAGTAGTTAACACGCAAATATCGCTGAACACCGGCAGGCACCTTTGCAGAAACAACTCGTTTACCTGCTGTCAGGGTGGCCTTTGCCAGTGCGCCACTATCATAAATAGTGGTCCAAGAGCTGTTATTCTCACTCGTCTGCAACTGGATGTTTACAGTTGCCTCACCACTTGCCGTGGCGGCTTCGTTAACCAGCGCCCAAAACTCAAGCGGGTAACCCACGCCGATATCGCGACGGTTTCCATCAATTGGGCCGAGATCGATTACGTCAGTAGAAGCCGCGGTATCAGTTACCGCCTGTGCTTCGGAGAACATCAACAGTTTGTCGGTGATCATCTTCTTTCTCCATTAGTGGGTCTGTTACGACCCACAGGTTAATAACAGGCGTTACACCACGCGGGCTTCTGTTTCCAGAAGCGCATCAGTTTCACGGATTGGTACACCACGGAATGAAGTCCACCACTCGCCTTCTGTCTCTTTTACGCTGATCGCCAGAGATGTTTTCTCCAGAGATTGCAGATCAAGAGCCTGGCCTACAGTGCGGTTCATGTAGAACACCGGGCGGCCCATGCCACGGTTTGGAATGCGATGCAGTGCTTTAACCATCAACTTCGCAATATTTGCGGCAGAGGAAGGTTCTGAAAGATTGCTGACATCGATGTTTGCAATGCGAACAACATAACGCCAGTCACGCAGAGCAAGTCCGTTGTCCCATTTGTAATGGGTGCGATAGCCTTCGTACTTGCCGCCATTAGCATCTTCCAGTGTCACCTGGCCTTTATCTTCCATCTGAATGCCAGCCTTCTTCCCTTTCGGGAAGATGCCATGCACGGTATTTTCCCCCCACACTACTAACCAGATTGAGGTGTTGTCTGTACCCGTGCCACCAGCATCGATGATGTTCTGAGCATTACCCGCAGACAGGCTGGAATAGCGGGAGGACAGCCCCATAAACTGCTGGGGGTTAACGCTGGAATCACCATAAAACAGCGTCTGCGCCATCTGCTGATTCATCGCTTCAATAAATGCGCGGTCTTCAGACAGGCGGAATTCGGCGGTATTACCGTTCAGATCAGCCAGTGACTTATCGACTTCAGCATAGGTTTCCAGCATGCCAACGGAATCGGTGACCTGTACTGTGGTTGATTTGCTTGGCTGTACGCCATAGTTCAGCAAACGCCAGGTAGCTGAAGGTAAACCAGAACGAATGGTGGTTCGGTGTCCGGTAGGAAGGTTCCCTTCGACAAAAGGCATATCCTGAAGGATCGGGTTAGTTTGACCGAGAAGCTCGATAATCTTATCGACTTTCCCGTTTGGATCGACGCGCTTACCCCAGTCAGCCAGCGTTAGCGCAGTTAAGCCTTTAACAGCCATTGTCATTTCCTCTCTTATTTGCCATAGAGCACTTCGGCCGCACTACGCTGGCCTTCATTACCACCGGTGACCATGCCATCTTCAGACATCGCCTTTCCGATTTTCACGAACGTTTTGACCAGATCAGGGTGATTACCCAGCCCGGTGGTGTTCAGATATTCTTTGAGTTCAGGTGTCCCGAACTGGTCAAGCGCACGCTGTGCGGCGCTAAGGTTAGAAATCAACTTGTCGCCACCGATTTCTTTGTCAGCTTTTACATCAGCAGCCCACTGCTCGGTTGTTTTCTGCCAGGCTTCTGCCTGGCGCTGCTGCACACCTGCCAGAATCTTCGGATAAGCATCAACCAGCTTTTGCGCTTGCTCGTTGGTCAGGTTAAGTTCTCGCGCCACCGGCTCGAATTCCTTCAACGCTTCTGTATCCAGCTCTACGCCTTCGGCAGCCTGAAACTCGTACTTCTCAGGCGCACCCTCTGGTTTATCGCCGTCCTTTTTTTCATCCTGCTTATCGTTTTCAGACTTTTTGTCATCAGCAGGTTTATCGCCATCAGCAACAGGTTGTGGCTTATCACCTTCCTGTTGTGATGGATCACCAACTGGAGCAGGGTTATCACCTGCAGGCGCTGACGGTTCTGACGCAGCCGGAGCTGCTCCACCATCGACTGGTTGCTCATTGCAAAGACGGCGATACAGCAAACGCTCAAATAAATTCATGATCACTCCTGTTCACTGGCCTCTTTGGCCATCTTCAAATACTGTTCAGGGCAATGCGCCATAACGCGCTGAAACAGTTCCAGCGCCAGATTGCGTTGCCCCTCATTAAATGCCATTGCCATAGCGTCCATCGGTGAGATAGCGGAAAACACACGGCCTTTCTCCAGCACCGACCAGACAACGCGACGCCCCTGTTCACTGCTCATGACAAAGCGAATGTCATCAATTTCACGCTGCGCCATGTCACGTTGCTTACGGGCGTTTTCTTCTTTCAGTTGATCGTCTTCGTAATCTGTCATTGTGATTGCCCACCCTGACCACTAACTGCATTCGCCATAGCTGACAACACACTCGGATCCGAAGTTTTAGCTTCGCTTAGCGTCTTGGCCCCCTGTGCCGCCGCCATCCCCATCGCCATCATTTGTTGCTGCTGTTGTTGCTGTGCCCGTTGCTGGCGAGCCTGCTCAACCTGTTCCTGCGGAACAATGACGGTTGGAGACACTCCGGACATATCAGCGAATGCATCGATCGCCTGATCAACGTTGAGTTTGTCGAGAGCTTCTGGTTTCGCTTGCGCAAGTTGACCAATGAAGTTGACCGTAGACGCCAGACTGGACAGGCCGATAGACTTCTGCGCCTGAGCCATGACGGAAATGTATTCGACCTTCAGGGGCATACCTTCCATCGCGTCAGGCGGTGGCGGCAGCATGTTTTTACGCACCATCATCGAGAAAGCGCGGTCAATGAGAGGATTAAGACATTCGTCGTTCAGACGCTCCAGAACCGGCCCCAACATCAGAAGTTTTTCTTCTTTCATTTCGATCACCGCTTCCACAGGCATCGAGCGGGTATTGATGTTCTGCAACATCATGAACAGATCGACAAAGTAGGCGCTGTTAATGATTTGACGAGTGTCCTGAATGTCTGCCACCAAATCTGCTGTACTGGGGTTAACCAGATAAGCAGGCCTGAAACCATCCTGACCAGTAATCTGATCGATATACGTGATGTCGCCAGGAAGAAGGGAGGCGCGCTGATTCTTGAGGGAAGTCGGAGCAACCATCGGCGGATTGGTGGCTTTATCAATCAACTGCGACTTGCGCTTCTGGAGAAGCTGCAATGCCTTAACAGGTCCAAGCGCCAGCATACCCGGGCATGATGATCCATAAACATCTTCGCCGTTAACTTCCCAGCGCGGAGCCATAATTGGAAACTCATCGAATCCGGACTCACGCAACAACCTGTCGTTATCGCCACCAACCTCGTAATAAACCGATTTGAATGGCTTGTTCTTGCTATCCAGCTTCGATGTATCGCGGTCAATGTTCGGGTAAACCGAATGCATCACTTCAATCCACTTCTCGTAGGTGCCGCTTTCCCACATGCTTTTTACGGATTCGCTGACGTTATTTAGCCCGAACTCCTGAACAAGCTGACGAACAGTCATAGAGAACTTGCGAAAACAGGTGTCCACACTGCCACGAGGTGAGTTAGCCAGGTAGTAACTTCCTATCGGGAATGGCATTGTACGAATGATGTCCTCGTCATCCTCCATCACCGCCATTGCACCGGTGCTGTATGTGCCGAGGCTTCCGTATAACTGCGGCAGCGACTGATAGAGATTCGACTTATTGAACATATCGTTCATGCGGTTCTGCACTGCCTCAAGCCACAACTTAACAGGGCCATAATCCATCATTTCAGGATCTGGCGTAGCCAGGCGAAACCACGGACGCGCGGGGCTTGTGATGCCTGACATCATGCCGCTGGCGAGAGTGCGCGCCGCCATAGTCCCGGTCGAATCAATAATGCGTGTATTGCGTCGATCGTTACGGTTGACCTCAGAAGTCAGAAAGCGGGAACCACGCGGGTTGATGTAATCACTCAACTCGCGCCAGTGCGGCTCGAACGACTGACGCTCGCTTTCAAGTTGTGCGAACTGTTTGTTCAATCGCTCTTTAGTTGTTTCCGCCATTTCAATGACTCCGGTTACTGACCAAGCAGCGTTTTACCGCTGGTATTAGCGGTTGATGTGTCGCCCTGAGAACCGGTAAGCAGCGTAGAACTACGACCAGCAGCAGCGCGACGGCGACGAGTTTCTTCGTCGCGGGCATCAACAACGGCGGCATCCTGCTCCTGTGGTGCTGCCTGAACTTCTGGTGTTGCAGGCACTGACGGTGAGCTACCCATGCACATATCAATGACTCCGTACGCAATTAAATTATTACCAATTTAACCACATATGATTTATTTATCGTAGATAGTTGACATTTAACGCACGAATTATTACCTTTCAGGTAAGTAAAGTGTTCATTCCGGTTATTAACCTGACTGGCTTATCGTTAAATTGAACAGGTGGAGTGAGCTTTTATTTTGAGCAGTACGGCGTATGGCACATGCGCCGATAGCGGTCTGGATACGTTTAAGGGGCACCCTCCCTTGCTCGGGCAAACGAACCAGGTAGCCGGAATGTGCAAGTCGAGCGGTTTTATTCCGCGCACGGGGATTCACCATCCCGGCGATTCGGTGTGACGCCTCGGAAGAGACGAGGGTACAACGATGAGAGCATTTATGGAGCCGCGACAAAGTGTGGCGCACTTAACAGGCTAAGTGCTCTCAGTGTTGTGGCATTAGCTCAGTTGGACAGAGCAACCGCCTTCTAAGCGGTTGGTCGCAGGTTCGAATCCTGCATGCCACGCCAGAATCACGCCTAAGGACCGTGATGCCAGAAGTTCCAGGTGCTTGGCGGTGATAGTTTCCCTTGAAGGACTATCACCGCCCTTTTTACAGCAGGACGCCATTGCGATGACTTCATGCTGTAAACCAGTACAGCCACGGAAGGCATAACTCATTGCTTCCAGTTCGCCCGGTTCGCCGGGTATTTTTTTGCCTGATGACCACAAATTACCTTAAAGGTATAATCATGAAAAACTTTAAGGTAATTAGTATGTTTGAATCGTTCAAAGAGCTGTTTTTATCTACTGCAAACACTGCCGTGCATAGAGCCAAAAACCCTGTGCTTGGTGCTTTTGTTATGTCCTGGTGCGCCTTCAACTGGAAATCACTTCTTTATCTGTTTTTTAGCAAATCAAATATAATAGATAAAATTTCATACATCTCAGATAACAGCACATGGAAAACTGTTATGTTTTATCCATGCTTATCTGTAATTACTATCTGCTGCCTATTACCATGGGTAAACAATATCATTAACGTATGGCAAGCAAAACCTCTTGATAATAATGACTCAATCGAAAACCACCGGAAGGCAAGAAAAATACAACGTGAAACACGGCTACAGAGATTGCTGGCTAAAAAAGACATTACTTACGAAAAAGTAAAAACAGGCGCTGAAAAAAACATTCAAGACATGAAAGAGGAAATAATTCTTTCAAAAGACAGAATGGGACAACTCACATCTGAATTGAAAGAGAGGGAGACAGAACTGCGCGCAGCACAAGCTCGTATTTTAGAATTATCTAAGGTTATTGATGAAACAACATCTAAACTAGAAAATCTAGAAAAAGCTCACAAAAATTTAAAAAACGAATATGAGTCCTATAAGGAAAACATTCCTTTGGCAACAAATAATACAATTGCTAATGGGTTTGTAGGTCTAAAATCATTACAAGACCTTAATGAGTCCGTAAAGAAATTTGGCGTTACTGGAATTAACAATCCAGAAATCAGTACATTATTGAATAATCCTCTAGTAAATATAAATGGTGATTTAAATTCCACCTATCAAAGAAAATCAAAAACACAAAAGTAAAAATCATTCAAATGGGTCATAGTCTGTTATAGCCCTGCCCTGCTGCTGCCGTGGGTCATTAGTTTTCTTGGCTACCGGGAACGCAAACGTCAGCAGTAGCGCATCGCCTTTACCAGGTGAACGCCCAAGTCGTTCTTTGATATCTTCCTTCGGTTCGATAACGATTTTACCGTCCACGCGAACTTTGTACTCTGCCGCAGACAGATCGTCCGCTGTTTCCTGGTCATCCAGCATCCCGCCCAGCCTCAGCCATGTCTTACATGAGTTGAACATCTCCCCACGCTTGTTGAGCATCTGCGGGTCAGTAGACACGCCACCGAACGGAACAAGTTGCCATGTACGACCCCAGCCGTCACCGATTGACTTCAGACCAGTTCCGTAACCGAAGTCGATGAACACTGCGTCAGCCTGGTACTGGTCTTCAAAGTCAGCGATACGCTTCGCCATAATCAGATCGTCAGTGGTCTTGTTGCCAGTCCATAGCACCTTACTATGCAACCCCTGCCGCAGGTATATCACCGCGTCATCAACGCCTGAATATGCCGGGTCAACACCGATTATCACCGGAGCATGTGCCACCTGCGCAGCGGTTACCACCCGTTTCATTGCCTCATCAGTAAGACCGGTAGGGATAAACTGCAATTCAGATGCATCAGGGAATATGCCGCGCACACGGATTTTAACGAAGTCGCTGTCTTCCCCGTAGTCATCAACCCATTTCTGCAACTGCTGTTTGTTAGTACCTTCCACCGTCCGGCTGTCAATCTGCGCAGTTTTCCAGCGGTGTTTGTATTTGCGGAAACATTCGCGAAAACGCCCGGTATTACGTGTAGGGTTTCCGAACGCCACCCAGATAATCTCAGTGTCTTCGTCCGTAAGCGCACCCTCAGCAACTTCCCACACCAGATCCGCAATGTTCGACGCTTCATCGAATACCACGATGATGCGTTTGCGCTCGTTGTGTAGTCCGGCGAATGCCTCAGTGTTGTGCTCAGACCAGGGTATTGCGTCAGCCCGCCACCGTTTGTCGTGCCCAGGGTCATTGCTGTACATCGCGGTAGCGGTACAGGTAAACCAGTCTTTCGTGATAGCAAGGTTCGACCACTTGATAATTTCCGGCCAGGTCTTCGTTCGTAGCTGGTTGTCGGTGTTGGCGGTCACCACGACCTTACAATCCTCGCAAGTGGACATGCCCCAGTTGATCAGCATTGAGATGAATGCTGATTTACCAATACCGTGCCCCGAAGCGCGTGCCAGCATAAGCGGCTGATAGCGCGTCTCTGGATTCTGCAGGTGATCACGTATCTCTCGGAACGCATCGGCTTGCCACTGACGTGGGCCGGTGGCATGTGCCAGTTCAGTCCCCTCTTCCCCCCACGGGAACGCATAGAGGGCATAGCCAAGCGGATCGTGAGTGAACCCTGCAATATCCTCGATCAACTGCTCTTCAGGAGATAACGCTGTATCTGTCACTGATTACCATCCTGACGTTCTTTGAGTCGCTTCCTGGCTGCCGCTATGCGATCAGCAATTGTCACATTCACATTAACATCCAGGCGTTCTTTGAACGCGTTGACGTCGACGTGCTTACCAATCAGTTCGAGGTTCTTCACCTTGTCAGGCCATTTAATTTTTTTGAGGATTGTCTCTATCGAATCCTCGTTCATGTTCATGATGGTCGATGACAGATCAAAGCCGCTAAGCGTAGTGCGCCAGATTTTCGGCCACTCGCGGATTGGCTTAAGGCTCCCATCGTCGTTGAGGATGTCGATCACGTCCATCTGGTCGATCTCCACCAGGCGCATGAGAACGTAATCAGCACTGACGCGCATTCGTTTGTTGCGCTCCTCCATCAACTCGGCAATCCGTTTTTGAATGCGTTCATCGCGCATCATGACACTGGCTTTAACTGCCGCTGTATTTGGGGAGAATCCTGCGTTAATCGCTGCCTGAGTCTGGTTTTCAGGCGTTTTGATGTATGACTGGCAATAAGCCTCCTGCATTGCTGTGAGCGGCTTAAATTGCGTTGATTTGCGTTTATAGGTTTTAGGTTCAGCAGGCATCATAACCACCGTGGTAATAGTTACCGTTGTGGTAATAGTACCATGCAAAATAAAGCCGCCATAGTTGGCGGCAGTATTCAAAACCCGTCAAATTCATCATGCATAATCCACTCGTGACATGTCACACTATTAATTTCGTTTCATGCCAGCCTTTAGTCACCCAGCATTGCGAGTCACCATTACACGGGCATGAATTAACTGGAACTCTCTCGCCGCACTTACCGCAACGTTTTCTGCTGATCGATTTTATACGCCCGCGCACACGTGCATCATCCTGGCGGATCAGCAGCGCGATGTACTCGGCCATTTCATAGGGATCGCGACCAGGGCGCCGGGCGGCGCAGTTCCGCGCCAGCATTTCCTGCTCCTGCTTATCCAGCACCAGTTCAATTTTGCGCTCACCGGCGGCGGACTGCCGAGCGCGCTGCGCGGCTTTGCGTTCTGCGGGGGATTTAGCCACGAATCGCACTCCACGCCAGATTGATTAATGACTCCCAGGTAATATAAACCCGGATACCAGCAGCCAGGCCGAAACCAATCACCATGGCATAAAGCAGAGCGTTGCACTTGTTCATCACTTAACCTCCTGCGGCGGTTCTGGTAGCGGCATCCAGTGTGACGGTTTCCACGACGCACCAGGAATTATCCACCCATCATTAGCGTCAGGATGCCCCGGGATGTAAGTAGCCCATTTCATTCGCCAGTCACCCTTCCTGTCAAACTCCACGGCAACAAGAACGGCTGTTTTGGTATCCGGCATTCGCTCACTACAGCTTATCCAGCCATCCGGAGTTACCGGATAGTTGCCATTTACATCGAAGTTTGGCTCTGCGTCCTGAACCAGGAGGATGTAACCATTCTTGGCTGTATCAAGTTCTAACGCCTCGGTGACGGTGCCGAAATAGCGATTACCGAAATCAGCATCACAAGTGCTTACATCAATGGAAACTTCCATGCCTTCGATTAATTCTGGCAAGTTGTAAGCTTGGCTTACAGGTTCGGCTTCCAGTGATGCCAGTGCAATTCGTGCCAGTTCCATTTGTTCGCCACGAGTAAGTCCGTTATCAAGCGGATTTTTAATGAATAATTTGATACGTTCTTTGGTAATAGTGGTCATAGCTATTTCACCTTAATCTCAACATTTCGCAGCTTTAGCTCTACTGGCAGGTCTGACTTTCCTGTTAATGCTAATGCGAGATTTTCTGGGGTAATGAGAGCAGTTATTGCTCTCCCCATTGCCAGACGAATAATTATTCGTATTTCGCGATCGTCACATGCTCCTGGTCGAACGATTGATATTTGTCCGTCCATCTCACTCTCCTTTGATGCGAATGCCTGCGGCGCGGATTGCAGCGATGACTTCAGAAACTTTGTATGCCATTACCGTTTGGTAATCATCGTGAAAATCTGTTCGATGAAGCATGCTGCTACGTTCCGGGAGCGATATTTCCCGAGCATCCAGTTCCTTAACGCGTTCCTCCAGTTCGTAGACCCTGCATTGTTCTCTATCATCAATCAGATATAACCCAAGACATTCGCTTTCTACCCAACCGCCAAAATCATGATCGTAACGCTCACATGAAAACTCACCGTCACCGTCCTTTGTTGGAATGGTGTAACTATCTAATGGGCCACCATATGTCGGCACATTTCCCAATGTTGGATGCTCAATCCACATGAAAAATGCACGTCCGGTTATTGGGCAAATATCTGGCCGCCATTGGTTACGAACAGCCTTGGTTTCGGATAATTCTTCAGCGTGTTGTTTTACTTCCTCAAGCTCAACACGCAGCTTCCCTACCGTTAGCGCAATATCCTCGTTCTCCTGGTCGCGGCGTTTGATGTATTGCTGGTTTCTTTCCCGTTCATCCAGTAGTTCCAGCACAATCGATGGTGTTACCAATTCATGGAAAAGGTCTGCGTCAAATCCCCAGTCGTCATGCATTGCCTGCTCTGCCGCCTCACGCAGTGCCTGGTAATTAATTTCTCTCACTGGTTGCCTCCTTTGCGAAGCTGGGCGGCGAACTCGTTAAGTGATATGTAGCAATCTCCAAATGTTAACGAACCGCTCGACTGCATATGCTCCATAGCCATCTCCACGCCCTGCGCACGAATTTCAGCCATGAAAGCGTCGGTGGCTGGGTGCTCTGTCTGGCTATGCATTGCCCATTCAGATAAGTACTCGAAGCAACGGCGAAACTCCTGCCAATCACTGCACATGTTTAGATTTCCGCCTTCACACTCGAACTGGTAATTCTCTAAACGGTCTGCAAACGCTCTGCCATTCTCGATGGCACCAAGTGGAATATCAGACTTCAGCCCCGCATTCTCCGCCGCCAGCGCCGAAAACTTCTCGTGTGCCAACTTAACAGCCGCATCAGCCTGCTTAATTGACTCAATCGCTTTCTGCTGGTCTTCGGCCAGCGCATTAGCACGCACCAATTGCACTTCCAGTTGCGTTGCCAAATCGCTGATCAGCTTTGCCACACTGCGCATATCAACGGCACCACATTCTGCTTTCAGTTCCGAAGCCATCTCATGCCCGGCGGAAACTAACCCCTTGATATTACCGTCCATATTTATCCTCGCTTATCCACATAACTTATTGATTACATTGATAACTAAAAAGATCGTCGATTCAGAACTCTTCGATGTTCCAGCCACCACCTGCTTTCTTTGGTTTAACCGTTACCCCGATGATTCGGAACGGATACTGATCTGCGGCGACTTTGGTTTTCACCCTGGCGTCGTCGGTCCAGAAACCTTTCACTTCGTGCAGTTCCATCTCACCGGTGGCGAGCATCACAGCAAAATCTGGCGTATAGAACGTGTTGTCAGCTAACCGCAACTTGATACCCTCAAATCGATACCAGACGATTTCTCCTGCACGTTTACGCAGCTCAAGGTGCTGGCAATACGCAGATTCTGTTTTGTTCATCTGGCCTGTTTTGAGTCGACCAAGAGCCTGTATCTGTTTTCTCATGATTTACCCCTTAGGTAATTAAAAACCACATAAGACATGAAATCAATAGAAATTAGAATATTTTATTACCTATAAGGTAATCATATAGACGTAAAAAAATGCGCTATCGCGCTGGTATTACTTGATAAATCCTGCCGCCTTTCCCCGCCTGTATTCCTCCATCAGCCACTGCGCCGGTGTTATTCCCCCAAGGGTGGCGGCGTTAGGCATGCACCCGAAACTTCGCCCTGGTGGATGGTAAACGTCTCTCCCTGTGTCCGGAGGTGTACTCATGGGCTCTGGCTTTGCCTGTATGCTGATCACCGGATCGGGTATCTGCTGTCCGGAAGCTACCTTTTTCGCCCAATCATCGAGCAGCCTGCGCGCGTGTTTCTCAACCTCAATCTCGCTAAGCTGGCGCTGATACATTGCACGGCGGGTATCACATACGACCCAGTACATAACCGGATGTCGCCACGGGAATCTTTCGGGACCACCAGGATATAAACTTTTTTCCTTGCTGTACCGGTGAAACTCCGCCATCACATCGTCAATGGTGACGCCAAGAACCATCTTGCTGTCTTTACACCACTTGATGAATTGCCCAGGCGACGGCCAGAACGGAGATTCACTGGCGCGGGCGTGGCGCATACCAGCAGAAACCTGTTCACGGGTTCGGATCCCACCTTCGGCAAACGCAGCAATCCACTGCTGTTTTGCAGCAACTTCCTGCTCTGGCGTCTTCAGGTTGGTTACCACTGCCGCCGGAAACAGCTGTTTCAGCTGTTTGAAAAGGGCATCAACAAGCCTCTCTGCTGACATGTTCACCACATTGTCATTGTTGACGTACTGATGCTCATAACCTGACATGCGAGAAAGGGCTTCTCCGTCACGGTTTTGTATCGCGGTAAAAACGTTGTTCACAAGAAATCCTCCCATGCTTCAGGGCTGTTCCAGTGCGGAACGTTGTTATCAGGTAATGTTGATTGCTTCTGTCTGCTAATCTGCAGCCGCCTTGCCAGCTTCTGCTCCCACTGTGCCTGATGGTATGCCTTACCCTCAGCCATCCAGTAAATTCTGAACTCTGCAAGTTCCTGTGCCGTTGGCAGACTGTCCAGGTAGATCCCCTGCAATGAGCTTTTCCGAAGAAAGTCATCTGATGGCTGCCATTGTTCATGCATGACAAATTTGCCTAATTGCCCTGGCCCACCAGGAGGAACAAAGTTATTCATCACGGCGTTGTTTGCTCCGGGGTCATGAGGCACAGAATCCCCGCTTTTTGTCCTGCTCTCCCTCTCTTGGTTAAATGACTGGTTATATGACTGGTTCTGGATCCCGTTTTTGGGATCATTCAACATCCCGTTTTTGGGATCATTCAACATCCCGTTTTTGGGTATATTCCCGTTTTCGGTAACATTACCGTTTTCGGGTTCATTGCCCCCCTCCCGGTTGCCTTTAATGTTCCCGTTTTTGGTTATATTAAGAGAGAAAACCCGCACTCTTTTTGTCGCTCCCTTTCTCTCTCCGGTATCTGAAATAAGCCCCATTTTCATGAGCGATATAAGCCCGGCCTGCACGGTTTTTTTATTCAGGCAAGTGTCTTTAACGAGGCGTTCTATGCTGGGGTAGCAGAGGTTATATTCATCGGCTCTGTCAGCCATCGAGAGCAGTATGAGCTTTAATGATGAGCTACCTGGATCTGTCTCCCAGGCCCAATCTGTTGCATGTCTGCTCATGATTAATCTCCGCTATCAGCTTGAATGTTGTGGGGAGGAATTAATCATGATCTGCTTAATCTCTGCCCTGATACGACGGTTTGATTCCATGGTGCACTCAACACAGTGTCCGTTGTAAACCCAGCGTTCACTGTCATGTCCGTGCTTACATGTTTTTCCGGTGTAGTAGCGTTTAAGTCCGCGCTTTGCGGCATCAATACGTGTAATGATTTCCATGGTAAGCCCTGTTATTAGTATTGGGATTACGGTCATTTTGTGCTGACACAAAAAAAAGATCAACCAGATTTGGTTTTTTATTACCTTTGAGGTACGAATAGATATGAAAAGACCGCCGGATGGCGGTCTACAGAGGGTTGTGGCTGGATATCATGAGTAGAAGAAGTATGCCAATTCTGCTTTTGAGCGCAGCCATTGTCTTGTTTTACAGGCTTTAAAAAGCCCATTCATCAATACCTTACCTGGCATTTTGCGCTTACCTGTTAAGTGAGTCTGGATATAGTGACTCGTCGTTCCGGCTTCCTGTGCGAAGGCTTCACGCTCATCCGGAGTAAGTGCAAGCCAGTGCTTTTTGAAATCGAAATGTCCGTTATCGCTCATAGCTATTGCCTGATATTTATTTCAGATAATAAATATTCACCCATAAGGTAACAAAAATCAAGGATAGTTACCTGTGGGGTGCATTTACCTGTTGGGTAATATTGCTTTAAATTGAATCATCTACTGATTCATATATGAGGCGATTTTCCAGAAAATGAAAAGTATCCAGGACGTCCGCAGGCAAAATCTCAACGACTTGATCGACCGTGAATTCAATGGTGTTCAGACGCGGATGGCAGAAAAACTTGGAACTCAGGCAAATCTGGTAAACCGCTGGGCTCTTGGCAAGAAGGTTATCGGCGACCAGGTTGCGCGAAAAATTGAAGCTGCCGCCAATAAACCCCGTAACTGGCTTGATATCGATCGCTCGCTTTCTCAGGAAGGTTTTCAGCCTGTCGGCCCAAGCGACATTGGTCAGCTGGCGGCTCACAACCTGGAACGCTGGATGAGCGAAAGCCGCGACCTTTCAACGCAGGGAAAACTTCACCGCGCATCCGGCGTCGCCCAGGTGACAATCAGTCGCCTGTTAAACAATGAGGTCAGCGTTTCCATTTCCACCCTGGAGAATGTTGCATCCGCATTCGGGCGTCACGGATATGAACTACTGATTCACCCGCACGACCCTGCGACTATCAACTATGACCGCTCACGCTACGCATTGTTACCCGAAACCGAGAAAGCAAAGATCGAAAGTTACATTGAATTTGTCATCAACCAGAACGAAAAAAGCAAACAATAAAACTATATTTTTCAGTAAGTAAGCCGCCTCATGGCGGCTTTTTTATTGCCAGATAGATTACCTTACGGGTAATTTTTTTAACTCATATCTATTGACACCAAACCAAATAAGCATAATTATTACCTCAACGGTAACAGACCGAGGTAACAAGTTATGCAGTGGAAAATCATCAACGGTTGGTACTGCGTTACTGCATGCGGATTCATGAGCTGGAAGTTCCGCACCTTACAGGAAGGCATTAAGTGGGCTTTCGTCAGCAAAGAAGCTCGCGATGTGGCCAACGATAACGAGATATGGGAGGGCTGATAATGAACGTTAATCAGCAGAAAAATCTTCAAAAAATCATGCTGGCATTCGACAAGGACTACCGTCTGTCAGAACAGCTATATGACCGACAAGTTGAACTGATTGAGAGTATCCGGCTTCATCAACTGGCATCAACTTTCGACGTTGTAACAGTTAAAGGCGTTCGCCAGGAAGTACTGGAGGCCGCTAAAGACAGCCCTGAGTTCGAAGAACTAATGGATGCCTACCGGCGCGAGGCAATGGCAATTATCGCCCGCTGGGATCTGGCTGATCAGCTTGATGGGCAGAGGGACGCGGCATGAAACCAACACTCCTCTCATTGCTGCGAGGTGGAAAACACAGCATCCGAGATATGGCAAAGATTCTTGGTATCTCAAGATCGAAGGTTTCTTGGTTCATCGCTGAGCTTGAACGTCGCAAATGGGTAGAGGTAACCAGGAGCGCAATATATTTCCACGATGGAACCCGTTCCAACAAGCAGAACGAATACAAGGTTAAGTTATGAATACTGGCATCTATTTCGACATCAGCAATGAGGACTACCACGCCGGTGACGGCGTGAGTAAGTCGCAACTGGACATGGTTGCCAAGAATCCGGCGCTTCTTAAATGGGTTCAGGCAGCACCAGAAGACGAAGAGAAAAAGTCTGCACTGGATATGGGAACCGCATTGCACTGCCTGCTTCTGGAACCTGGAGAATTCGACAAACGCTTCATCGTTTCACCGAAATTCGATCGTCGGACAAAACAAGGTAAAGCTGACGAAGAAGCATTTCTTCGTGATGTGGCGGATATGGGTATTACGGTACTTGATGTCGAGCAGTGGCGAAAACTGGAGCTGATGCGTGATAGCGCAATGGCTCATCCGGCGGCACGCTGGATGTTGGAAGCACCTGGTTACTGCGAAGCATCAATGTACTGGAACGATGAAGATACGGGTGAGTTGTGCCGAATTCGTCCAGACAAATGGCTGAACGAGCACAACGTGATCGTCGACGTGAAAAAGGTTGCAGATATGGACCGTTTTGCACGTCACATCGAGGAATTCCGCTACCACGTGCAGGACGCAATGTACCGCGAAGGCGCAATGAGAGTTACTGGTCAGCCGCATGGTTTTTTCTTTCTTGCCGTGAGCGAAAGCATTGATTGTGGTCGGTATCCGGTACGCGTGTTCGAGCTGGATGCGCCGGATGTCGATGCCGGGCACGCTCTGTTCCGCCGGGATCTGAATACCTATCACGAATGCCGCATCAACGATGAATGGGGCGGTGTGGAAATCATTAAACGCCCTGAGTGGGCACGCAAACAGGATATGTACATATGAGCAACGACATCGCAAACATCAACGCACCAGTAGACACAGCAATCGCTGGAACTGCTGCAACTATTTTCAGCCCAGACGGCTTGAACCAACTGATGAAATTCGCCGAGGTAATGGCGCAAAGCCGCGTAACGGTACCGGCGCACCTCGCCGGGAAACCAGCTGATTGCATGGCCGTGGCAATGCAGGCTGCGCAGTGGGGAATGAACCCGTTTGCCGTGGCTCAGAAAACCCATGTTGTGAACGGCACGCTAGGTTATGAAGCCCAATTAGTAAACGCAGTTATCTCAACGATGTCGCCAACAAAAGATCGCATCAACTACGAGTGGTTCGGGCCGTGGGAACGCGTGATCGGTAAGTTTGTTGAGAAAACATCCAAAAACGGCAATCCATATATCGCACCAGGCTGGACTCTAAAAGACGAAGAAGGCTGCGGTGTTCGCGTATGGGCAACCATGAAGGGCGAGGAGCAACCTCGAGTGCTTGAGTTAATGCTGTCTCAAGCACAGGTAAGAAACTCCACACTTTGGGCCAGTGATCCGAAACAACAACTCGCATACCTTGCGACAAAACGCTGGTCTCGCTTGCACTGTCCTGACGTAATCATGGGCGTCTACACACCAGACGAATTACAGGAAACGGCACCGCGCGTTGAGCGAGACATTACTCCGCAAACGACCACTGCTGCGGGAATGAACAGTCTGATCAACGCTAAATCAGTGAAAAAGCCTGATGAGCAAACGCGTAAAGCGGATAGCCGTGAGCCAGAAGAAATGCTGATGGCCTTTACCAGCGCAGCGATGAATTACAGCACTGTCTCCGAACTGGATAAGGCTTACAAATACATTGCACAAAAACTTTCAGATGATGACGAACTGCTGGCAAAAGCCACCGACGTTTACAGCGTTCGTCGGGAAGAATTAAACGAAACATCTATGTAACCACCACCGCGGCGACACGCGCGCCGCACTGCAACCAAGAGAGGTATTTATGAAAGGTGCATTAGGTAAGAAGGAACTCCTGGCGGTGGTGCCACTGTCATGGAGCACTATCGACCGTATGGAGCGCGCAGGTGAATTTCCTAAACGCTGGTATATCACTGACAAACGCTGCGCATGGAACCGTGACGAAGTTGAGCGTTGGCTTGATGAACGTCAGGCAGCAAGCCCGGCAGAGTTCCAGGGTAAAAAGCCTCCTGTTCAGCAACGTGTATATCGTCCTGTGAGCAACGCTGCATGAGTGTGCTGCTAAGGCACTGGAGCAAATGGTCAGGATGGTACTTATTCCTGGCCTCTGTTTCAGCATGGCTTTATCTGCTGGCATTAATTTTAAGAGAGGGTTGGATTAAGTGAGAAAGTTAAGCCGACTTGAAAAATATCACATGAATAAGGTTTCAATGCGTAGTCCGTCAAAGATTGTCGCCGTTACTCCTGCGGCGATAGAGATCGAAAAACGCGCGATTGAAAGAGAGAAAAAAGGGCAGTTCCGCATTGCCGCTCACCTTTGGCTTCAGTGTATGGATGTTGCTTCTGGTGATGTTGAACGTGCAAGGATCGCGAAACGTTATTCCCCCGCCATCCACTTCTCAAACTTCGACGGGGAGAACGGAATCAGATCCGTATGCTCCCCGTTAATCCAGGAATCAATCATATCGGCCCACTGCTGCAACATGTAGGCGCGCTGTCTGGCGTATTCCGCTTTGTTATATACGGCGCGCACACCTTTCTGCTCATGTGCCAGAGCCTTTTCAATCCAGTCTGAAGGATAACCAGCCTCATGCAACAACGTACTGGTTGTACGGCGCAT